TCAAAAATGACTTTGTCAATTTTTGATAAGTTGGTTTATCAATGATTTCATGGCCGTCATCTGCTGTTTTTCTGCGAGTCATTTCAGTATTATGTGGAATCTTCTCCCCTTCGTACACCTTCACTGTATCCCCGCCATTGTTTCCCGGTGTGATATCCACCAGGACCGCCTTGCCGGCATGAGGATTTTTCGGAAGCATCTGGGCCTTCACCACATACTTATCGTGCCATTGGCTATAGGTCATATCCGCCGGCACATAGTAGTTCCGCCCTTTTTCGTCCCTGGCAATCCGCTTGCCTTCCTGTTTGTGCCCGTCTTCCGGACCGTACAGGCTGCCAGCTATGGTAGACCGGCAGTTGGGGTGCAGGGGCGGCAAATTATCCCCAGGAGAGGCTTCTTCCACGCTCACGATACGTCCATCATGTTCCCGGCAAATCGGCGTTGTACGGTTGTCCAGGGTGGCAATGAACCGGTAGTAATCCATGCCGGCATCTTTGATGCTTTCCAGTGCAGCGCGGTTCTCTACATAGTTAAGCTCCGTCCGCACCAGCCTGGTGGCGTTTTTCGATGCCACGTTCATGCGCTGGGAGATTCGCTTGGAAACAGCCTCGACAGACTCTCCTCTGTGGACAGCAGTAACCATCTCCTGCTTCAGGGTCTGCCCCAGCAGTTTCTGATTCTTCCAGATCCGCTCCGAGTAATTCTTCCCGCTCCAGCAATCCCGCAGCACGTCTTCCAAGCTTTTGCTGGAAACCACCACACGGGGGGATTTCAGCCCTACCGTCCGTCCAATTTCGTACATGGACTGATAATAGTTGTCCTTGTAGGCATCAGAGAGGAACTTCTTCATGGAAGTACTGGTTTTCCGGCCCAAGCTGTCCAGTTCCATCACCGTATCTGAATACAGCTTGTCCAGCCGGCTGATCCGGCTGCGCATGGCCAGGGTGTTGAGTTCCTTCAGGAGCCCCGTATTCCCGGCATTGATCTGTTTTACATACTCCTGGATAGTGTAGCGCCATTCCCGGAATTCCTGCCCCTGAAGAAGCTTCCTGGCTTCCACCTGGCTCAGGTGATTGTCAGCAGCGAACCGTCCGTAAAGGGCCTGGATATCTTTCTGGATTTCAGCCAGCGACCTGGCATAGTACCGGGCCAGTTCCTTTTCAATGGTCTCCTGGGACTTCTTGTGCCAGGCCCGTTCCCTTGCATCGGCCCGCCTGGCCCAGTACTTTTCGCTGTTCATCCAGAATCACTCCCATCAGCCCAGTTTGTGTTTGATGGCTACCAGACGCACCTGCTTGGGTTCGTATACCAGGTTCCAGTTGGTCCCGTTTGCCAGTTCTTCCCGGGTAGGAGATTCCACGGCAGCGCGGGCCTTGTTGGTCCAGGCAACGCCCCGAGGATGCATGATGAAGGCATGGCGGTTGTACAGGATATTGACGCCGGCACCCAGGTTGGGGTCCCGGTCTACTTCCGTCTGCACAAAGTCCACAGGGGTTCCTTCCCCGAAAGCAATAGCACCCTGGCCAAAGAGATAAGTGGTATAGACCCCGTCAGCTACAGGGCATCCGTCATCCACAATCACTCGACGGTCCTGGTAGGTATCAAATTCCACAGAGTTGGAATCCCGTTCCGTTACAATCAGGTTCTGCTTCTTCAGATAAGCTTTAGTAGCAGAATGCATGGCCACAGCCGTCAGCCGGTCCTGGGCGTCTCCCATCAGCTGCAGGCCGTCAATAAAGGCAGACGCAGAGATGTTGGCCGCCTTGCCGGTACCGCTGGACAGATCCAACACATGGTTCTCCATAGAGGCAGAAGCAAATACACCGGCCAGAATAGCCAGCAGTTCCTTCTGGTACTGGCGGGCCCAGTAATCGGCCACCAGGTTCCCAATGGCTGCCATAGGATCAGATCCAGCCAGGGCGCCGGATAAGTTGGTGGCACTCCATGCGTTCTGCCGCATGATGGTGGTGGATACATCCTTGTTGGACGTAATTTTGTTCTGTTCAATTTTCGTGCCTTCCACAATGTTCTGGGCATCGCCGTCCAGATCTTCGAAGAAAGGCATATTGTGAGTCCGGGCTGCTTCACTGGCCAGGGCGTCGAATTCCGCAGTCCGCTGGATGATACCGGACTGGAACAGGGCAGAGCGTTCTGCCGTATGGTTGATCACATAAGGGGTAAACAGTTCAGGGACGATAACGTCCGCAAGAGTCGTACCAGGCATAAATCATTCCTCCTTAAATCTTTACCCCGGCCGCGGCGGCCATTTCCCGGGCTTGTTCGGGGTTTTCTCTCAGCATTTGGCCTTGTTTGGTCAGATTGAAGGTCTCTTTGGCAAAGGGATTGTCAACCTGCGGACCCGTACCGCCATGGGGCTGGTAAGGTTTCGTTTTTTCCTGTTTGAACAGGAAGGGTTTCTCTTTCATGAGGGTTTCCACCTGTTCCTTCAGGCCGGAGACTTTTCCGTCTTCTCCCAGGACGATGGCATCACGTTTGATCAGGCCGGAAACAATATCCAGATCCTGGGCAGAATCTCCCAGGGCCAGCTTGATGGCACTGTCCATCTGGAGATCCTTGAGCCGCGCGTCCGCGGCTTCCTTCTGTTCCTTGTTGGCTTTCTGCAGCTCTTCGATCTGGGCTTTCAGCTGTTCATTGTCTCCCACTGCCTTTTTCAGGGTGGTCAGCTGTTTGTCCCGGTCAGCAATCTGGCTGGCCATGTCTTTGTTCTTTTCATTCACTTCGTTAAAACGGGCCTTCGGGATATAAGCCCCGTCCAGGAAGCTTTTCACATGATCCCTGGCGCTTTCCATCTGATCTTCCGCAATGCCCAGCTGCCTCAGCAGTTCTTCAATGTTCATAGATATCTCCTTCCGGTTTTTACCGAGGTTCACCTGCCTCGAGAGGGGATTTCAGCTTATTTTCCGGTTCCCGCAGCAGCGGTTTCCGTCACTCCATAGGCTTTGTTAGTTTCCAGGCATTCCTGG